TTATGATTCACAAAATACCACAGCATCTTTTGCCAATGGTGCCTTTGTAACAGCCAATGCATCATATACAGCTCAAAATACAACCGCATCATTTGCAAATGGTGCTTTCGATAGAGCTAATGCTGCATATAATGCTGCAAATAATACTGGTTCTATAACAGATTCGTGGGCCAGATTACAAGCAAATGCTGCATATAATGCTGCAAATACTAGTAAATATATAACAATGAACCAACCAGGAAGTATTACACCACCATTAACAGGAACAGCAAGATATTATCCAAAAAGCAATATTACCGTTTCAAATGTATATGCTTATTTGGGAACATCTAGTTCTACGAATTTTACTTTTAATCTTTACAAAAATGGTTCCAATGCTGGTTTGTTTTTAGTAAATTCAAACGCAAATATAATGTCAGCCGTTTCTTGTAATATTGCAATGACTACATCAGATTATTTTACGATTAATATTGTTAGTGGCACTGGTGCAACTGACTTAAAAGTTGACTTGCAATACTCATAAATAAAAAAAGAGGAATTAATAAATGCTTGTAAGAATTAAACAAACATCAACGTCAACTATTACAGAACTGTTGGCCAACTTAAAGACAATTATTACTGGTGCGATGACTAGTGCTACGTCTAATGGAGCTTTACGTCCAACCAATCTGACTAATATTGATAGTGCAAATTCATCAATTTTAGGAACAACGTGGACTAATAGCAACACATTATATTCTAATCCAGCTGGTAATGACTATAAAAAGAAAAACAATGCATACACAACATATGAACATTGGTTTAAATTATCAGCAAGTTCAACTAAATTAGCGGTTCAATTTGGAAACAACTATGCAAACACATCGGTTGATGCATCAACTGTATCCACAACGTTAATTGATGCAACTGCAACAGATAGAACAATTGATGTTATTATCACAGACAAAATTTTCTTTGTGAATCAACCAACGACACAAGGCATGGCATTAATTTGTGATGTAGCTAGAAATGGGATGAACAGATATTTTACAGATTCTATGATGATGGCAGGATGTTTGCCTACGGCAGCAGACACCACTGGTGTTCCAGATGCACAGTATCAAGTTTTTAATATTCCAAAAGCATATTCAATTGACAATTCAAAATATGAAAATACCACAAATATGTGGTTACACAATTTATCTGCTGACTTAGTTTCAGATTCTAAAAATAAAACAACTAAAGTTCCACTTTCAACATGTTATATTGGTAACCAACAACAAGGTTTATATCCTATATACGGCGTTAAAGGTTTTGCAAATACACCCGTGTTTATGGATGCGGGCATAATGTATGATAGTGATAATAAAGTTTATTATACTACTGGCAGATTAGCATCCACTGGAACATCTAGTGCCGTAGTATACCAAGATGGTAACGCATATCAAGGATCACAAATTGTGATTGAAGGAGAATAATCGATGTTTTGTAAAGTAACACTTATGGGTGACGCAAGGTCACAAAATCAACAGTTGATGAAAGCTGTCCGAGCAATTGCTACGGCCGCTGCAAACTCAACACCATCAGTAACAGGCAGCACCGTATATAATAACGCAAGCACTGGTTCATATGAGGTAATTACAACAGTATTGGACAACTCTGTTGCAGGTGGTTGGACTGTTAAAACGGATCAAACAACACTAACTAGTAACGTTATATCTGCAAATACTAGTTGTGAAACTTTACTATTATATAATACTACTGGTAAAAGTGCATTACCATATGTTTGGTTTAGTTTAATTGAAGGTGCAGTAAGCTCCGCCCAATTAAACAATGGTCCATTCATGTCTTTTGGTTATGCATCAACATTAGCAAACTGCAACTATGGTTCAGAACATAATGTTGTAGGTTTGGCCAGCGCAACCACCACGACAGCGCACAACACAAGATTATCTTGTTGCGTTCCAACATCATGGTCAACGGTAGCACACCGTTATGATTATAGAAGACCAGCAGGAATTTATAATACTTCTACTAGAGTATATTATATTGCAGCAACAAGTGAATACATACACATACAACAAGATGTAATCACGCAAAACTCACCCAATTCCGGTTCATGGTTCCACTTAGGACTTAGAACCAATCAGTCTTGGGAAGATAACTATAATGATAATCCATATTGGGTGGCTGTATGGCTGGCTAGTGGATCTGATACTGCTACTGTTGGAGTTCCAGCTTATGATACTTCTGGATATTGGACTGTTATGAGAAGAATAGATACAACAGCTGGAACAGTTGGTTCCGCTGTAAATGTAATTAGAGCAACGAATCCAGCATCTTCATCCACTTCAACATTAGTTAATCCTGTCACAGGATCAGCATATAATACATCATATGCATACATTTATTATAAATATGAGCCCCTTAATCCAATCAGTGTTTCAGCCAACTATCCTACCAACTACAGCACATCAGTTAGTTCACCAAGCACAACATATACTGAAAACATCAGTTGGCTAGGAACAGCGGATCCACAATCATTACATGCCACTATATTTACTCCTATTTACGCAGATTCCTCTACTACTCAAGTATTGTATGGAGGATTAACTTCTGATAGTTCAACAAATGCTATTATACCAGAAGCTACACCAATGTATATACGTCTGTATAGAACTACAAATTCTGGTGGTTATTTGAAAAATTTGTTTAAAAGCATGAGTTTACAAAATAATATAGATTTGGATTTGTATCATGTTCCTGACGCAATTTATACAATAGATGGATCATCATATATTGGATTGAGAACAGGAACAATAGTGAGTAATGGAACTGTATTGCGAACACAATTGGTCTATGTAAAGTCATCATAATATGCCAAACAAAGTAGTACCAACATTTTTTAAAAAAACTGTTAGTTTTAAACCTTCTGTGGTATTGGAAGATACACTAACTGAAAGTATATTTTTGTCGGTTACTCCCGTTACAACAATAAAACCATTCAATGTTAGTATGCCAACGGGAGTAGTCTTAGAAGATTCACTGAGTGAAGCAATAACTTTGAGTTTCAGGCCAACCGTCAAAATTATGGAAACCGCACAAACGGCAACACAATCAACAACTACGGTTTCAAATTATCAATATTGGACAGGCTGATTTGGTATAATTACATAACGGGAATACTGGATATAATAAGCATAAATATTCCCATAGGGGGATATAATGACACAACCAATCACAACAAGAGCAGCATTTAAAGATTATTGTCTGCGTAGACTAGGTTTTCCTGTAATCGAAATCAACGTTGATGACGACCAGGTTGAGGATCGTATTGACGATGCTTTGCAATACTGGCAAGATTACCATTTTGATGGGTTACAAAAGGTTTACTACATCAAAAAATTAGACCAAACAGATATTGATAACAAATATCTAGACTTATCAGAAGCAAAAGATTCCTCTAATAACGCCCTACAAATTGCTGGTATAACTAGAATTTTCCCCATACAAGATTCATTATCCTCAATCAATATGTTTGATTTGAGATACCAACTTCGTTTGAATGAATTGTATGATTTCACATCCGCTTCCTACATCAACTATACACTAACATTACAACACCTACGTATGTTGGAACAGTTGTTTACAGGTGAAGTTCCTATTAGGTTCCAAAGACATATGCAAAGATTGTATATAGATTGGGCATGGGGTCATAGTGAAGCTCCTATAGGAACAACAGTTATTGCAGAATGTTATGCGGTTATTGATCCAGATGTTTACACACAAGCCTGGAATGACCGTTGGTTAAAAGAATATGCAACGGCACTTATCAAACGTTCTTGGGGTAATAACCTTAAAAAGTTTGATGGTATTCAATTACCTGGCGGAGTCAAACTCAATGGCGACAAAATTTACAATGAAGCCAAAGAAGAAATCGATGCTCTACATGCAGAAATCGGTGACAAGTATGGTGCACCACTAGAAATGTTTATGAACTAATATGGCAACATCGGTTTATTTCAATAATTATAATTCTCTTGCTGAACAAAGGGTAATCGAGGACTTGATTGTTGAGTCAATCAAGATTATGGGTTTTGACGCCTATTATTTACCTATTGAAAATGAAACCGATAGAGACATTTTATACGGTGAAGATCCTGTAAAGAAATTTAGCTCTGCGTTTCCAATTGAATTCTACCTATCAAGTTCTATGGAATATGAAGGAGAAAAAGAATTCTTCTCCAAATTTGGTTTAGAGATTAAAAACAATGTTAGTATTATACTATCAAAACGTTCTTTCTCTCAACGTGTTCCACAAAATACATTTACGAGACCTAGAGAAGGTGATTTGATTTATGTTCCATTTTTGAATGGCACAGGTGAATTGTTTGAAATTAAATTTACCAATCAAACCAAAGACTTCTTTATGCTGGGTCGTAAGATACCATTCTTCTATGAATTGGAACTTGAGAAATTCAAATACTCACAAGAACTTATCGATACTGGTGTTGAGGATATCGATGATGTTATGATTCAATCCAGTTATACATTAGAATTGAATACAGGTGTAGGAACAGGAACATTTGAACAACGTGAGGTTGTTTTCCAGTCCGATGACGGCACACAAGCAAATGCATATGTGGTGGCAATAGTCCAAGAATGGGTTAAGCCAGATGATATGTTAAAAGTATCAAATGTTGCAGGTGAATTCCGTGATAACGTTGCAATTATAGGTGCAACAAGCGGTGCAGAATATTACCTATCTTCATATGATCCGTTGAAAGATAGCACAAGAAATGAAGCTTATGATAACGCTTACTTGAATGACACCGCAAGTAATATCATAGACTTCACAGAAACAAATCCGTTTGGAAGAATATAATGTCAACATATAATCGTGTCATAAGAAAATTGGTTGTTGGTTTTGGTAACCTATTTGACAATATAACATTGTATAGATTCAAACCAGACAACACAGAATCGGAAAGATTTATTGTTCCAATCGTATACGCTTCCAAAGAACGTTATGTTATGAGACTGGAAGAAGATTTGAATTTGGATAAAAAAGTCCAAACAACTTTGCCTAGAATGTCATTTGAAATGGCAGGATTGAATTATGATTCTAGTAGAAAACAAAACACAAATATTAAAAATTTTGCAGGCACATCAGGCACTGGTGTATTGGCACAATATAATCCAGTTCCATATAATTTTGATTTTAACCTCTACATATATGTTCGTAACATTGAAGATGGCACACAAATCATAGAACACATTTTACCCTTCTTTACACCAGATTATACAATCAAATTAAATTTAATTCCTGAAATGGGAATCATTAAAGAAATTCCAGTTATTTTGAATAGCACATCTCACGATATTGTTTATGAAGGCGGTAGAGATAATGAAACCAGAATGATTATTTGGACATTAAACTTTACAGTCAAAGGTTTTATATTTGGTAAATTTAGAGAAACCAATGTCATTAATCGTGCTTTCGTGTCTGTTTACAATCAAGTAAGACAGGATGAATTGATAGAATTTTATATGGATTTAGATTCTGGTTATGGAACATATAAAGTTGGAGAAACTGTATATCAAGGATACACAGCTGACGATGCGACAGCCACAGGAGTTGTTGTTCAATTTACAGACAACATTTTACGCTTAAAAGAATTAACAGGAAACTTTGTGTCGGATAAACCTATATACGGAATTAATACATTGGCAAATTATAACTTCACTTCTTATAACTTGAACCCATTGAAATTTGTTGAAGTTGATTCAGTTGGTAGAGTTACAACAGACATTGATTATATGTCTGTGGATAAGGAAGAAGCTAAGGCTGATAATACATTGGCACAAGTTTTGACAATTAATAAAGCCGCAAACCAGTAACAAAAGATGAGAGAAATAAATGTCTAAAGAAACTATTAATATTGGTATTAGAGCAAATGATGGCAAAGGAGATTCTTTACGAGTAGCCTTCACCAAAACAAACAACAACTTCACAGAGTTGTTTACAACTGTTGCAAATAACTCTAATACTTCAAACACTTATTATGAAACAAACCAAGAACTAGCTCAAAACGCATACAATAAGGCAAACACAGCTTCTCTTGGAGATATATTGTTTGATGATACAGTAATGTATAGTAACACCAAGGTTGAAATTGGAAACGACCATCATAGTCGTAAAGCTTGGGGTATGACATTTGGTCAAACAACAACTCAAGCCAACAATGCTTATGGAAGTGCTGTTGCATATGATAATGAAAACAATATTTTGGTTGCGATGACAACACAAAACGAAGTTACTGGTTTACCACAATCAACGGTAATTAAATTTGATCCAAACGGATTAGTTTACTGGAGAAAATCTGTTCCAGCAACAAATACAAATAATGTATTATTGGCTAGTTATGCACAATCAATCGATGTTGATGCAAACAATAACGTATATCTGTTAACAAATATTCCAGATGACCACTCAACACTTGTTACCAAATTTAATTATCTTGGGCAGAACGTTTGGAATACATTGATATCCGATTCAGAAGATCCTAAAGATATTGCGGTTGACGATGAAGAATTTCCATACTATGTTGGTCACCACAACCTAATCACTGGTTTAGATATTACAGGCGAACTATATTTCACACACTTTAATGCAACGATAGCAAATACACATTGTGTTGTAACTTTACCTAATAACCGTGGTGTTTTGGTTGGTTCAGATGGTGGTTACGTTCACAAGTTTGATACTGAAGGTGTTTACTTATGGTCAAATAAAGTTGTTGCAGCCGGAAATACAATCATATCATTAACTTATGATACATCAAATAACTGGTATGCTGCATCGAATACACATGTCTATAAATTTAGAGCAAACAATCTGTTAGTTTGGGAAAAACAAATTCAAGTTAATCCAAATATAACAACCATAAAACACAGTAATAACTATTTGTATGCAACAGGAAAGAATTTAAATGGTGCAAACAAGGATGGTTTTACAACATATAAATTACATTCTGCCAATGGTAATTTGGTTTGGGCTAACTCATTACAAGTAAATGGTGCTGCAACTCCTGGTCGTCATGGTTTTAAACGAATGGACGTAAAAGATAACTTTATCTTAGGAACAGGTTATGCTTATCCAAATAACAGTCCAGTTGCTGTAGTAACAAATTACCAACTACCAATAGATGGTTCATTACCAGGAACATATTTTGGTTCTAACTCTACCACTTGGGGAGATTTCACTTATGTTTCTTATCCAGAAGCTTCAGTTCAAACCAGCACAACAGTTGGAACTGGCAACACAACATTAACAATTGCTGAGAATACCAACTACGCATACACAATGAATGTTGTTCAATATCAAAACCCAAGTCCAGAAAATGAACAACAAACATATTATTTCTTGCAAAAATGGAACTTTACAGAAAATGGAACACTAGTTATACCTTCTTCTGGTTCACAATTAGCTATTGAATTTAGTGGCAAATCTGTTGCTAACGTTTCCAACATATTGTTTGCAAATGGAACCACACAAGTTGGTGCAGCATTACCTTTAGCAAATTTAAAATCAATTCTAGCTGCGTCAACAGATTTTACTGATTTTAAAAATAGAATTTCACAACTATAATCAACTAAGAAAAATATGAATACCTTTGATAAAAATATGGAAAAATTTTTTGAAGTAACACCAGTTGAACCGGTTCCACAACCATTGATTCCCGTTGAACCAAAATCACCTGTTGATAATTTGGATTTAAAACAAGATTTAGTTGATTCTTATGAACAAACAAAATCGAATTTACAAGACCTGATTGATTCTGGTAAGGATGCAATGGAAGAATTACGTCAAATTGCCAGTGCAGGTCAGCACCCACGTGCGTTTGAGGTTTATGCCACATTATTAAAGAATATGGTAGATGCAAACAAAGAACTATTGAACGTGCAAAAACAAATGCGTGATATGGATGGTAAGAAAAATACAGGCGATACAAAAATAGATAAGGCGGCAATTTTTGTTGGTTCAACCGCAGAGTTAAACAAACTCATCAAAGGTAATAAAGAATGATTGATGATGATGACTACGGTCAATTAAACGCCAATGATTCGTATAGAGATAATCCTTTACTTAAAAAATCAGGAGTAAAAGTAGATTATACTCAAGAGCAGGTTGACGAATATATTAAGTGTGCCAAAGATCCTGTTTACTTTGCTGAAAACTACATCAAGATTGTTAACGTTGATGAAGGTCTGATGAAGTTTAAGATGTGGCCATTTCAGAAGGAAATGATTAAGACTTACCACGAAAATCGTTTCTCAATCACAAAATGTCCTCGTCAGGTTGGTAAAACCACCACCTCCGTAGCATATCTTTTGTGGTTAACACTCTTTACAGAAACTCAAAACGTGGCCGTTCTGGCGAACAAAGGTTCTCTTGCACGTGATATTCTTTCAAAATACCAGTTGGCATACGAAAATCTACCAATGTGGTTGCAACAAGGTGTTGTGGTATGGAACAAAGGTAACGTTGAACTAGAAAACGGTTCTAAGATTATTGCTGCATCAACATCTAGTTCTGCCATTCGTGGTGGATCATTTAACTGTGTATTCTTGGACGAATTTGCGTTCGTTCCAAACAACATTGCTGAAGAATTCTTTAACTCTGTTTATCCTGTAATTTCATCTGGTAAAACTTCCAAGATTATTATTGTGTCTACACCAAACGGTATGAACCTGTTCTACAAATTGTGGATGGATGCTATCAATAAGAAGAACAACTATAAGACCTTTGAGATTCATTGGTCGATGGTACCAGGTCGTGATGAGGCATGGAAAGAAGAAACAATCCGCAACACAAGTGAACGTCAATTTAGACAAGAATTTGAAACCGAATTCTTGGGTTCGTCTAATACATTGATTTCTGGTTACAAACTACAAACAATTGTTTATCGTGATCCTGTTGCCAACCATGATATGATGAAAATCTATGAACACCCTGTTAAAGAAATTAATGGTGCCAAATCGGACCACCTATACTGTATTTGTGTGGATGTATCGGAAGGTAAAAACTTAGACAGTTCAGCATTCCAAGTTATTGATATATCACAGACACCATATAAACAAGTTGCGACTTATGCGAGTTCATCAATCACACCAATTTTATTTCCGACAGTCATATATAATGCAGCAAGATACTACAACGATGCGTATATATTGGTAGAAATTAACAATAATCCACAAGTTGCAGACTCTTTACACCAAGATTTTGAATATGAAAACCTATGGAAAGTGTTCACAGGCAACAAGAAGCCCCAACAATTGAGTGCAGGTTTTGCCCGTGGCATTCAAATGGGTCTAAAAATGTCACCTCAGGTTAAGGCAATTGGTTGTTCAAACCTAAAAACCTTGATTGAAGGAGACAAACTATTAATTAATGATTTCGATACTTACTCAGAACTTACCACATTTGAACAACAAAAAAATTCATTTGCGGCAGCTTTGGGTGCTAACGATGACTTGGTCATGTCTCTTGTAATTTTTGCTTGGGCAACAACTCAACAATATTTTAAGGAAATTGTAAATCACGACATAAGAAAACAAATTCAATTAGAAAAGATGAACCAGATGGACGAAGATGTTTTACCAGCTCCAATCATTGAAGATGGTTTAGAACATGATTTTGAAATCATCGGTGGTGATTTATGGGAACTTGCAGATGGCAATGAGACATATGCAAAGTTTATGAGGAATCAATTCGAAAGGTTATAAATCCAGCCTTTCATAAATACTCTTATGGTATTTTGCCAAAAGAACATAATAATTCAAGGAGAATAAAATGGCATTTCAAATCTCTCCAGGCGTAAATGTAGCTGAAGTGGATGCAACAACCGTTGTTCC